CCAAGTGGCGCTCCACCTTTACACTGACCTGCAAGGGCGACAGCATGGAACCACGGATCCATGACGGTGATCTGGTGGCCATCCGGAAGCAGCCGGAGGTGGAAAACGGCGAGATCGCTGCTGTGCGCATCGGGGAAGAGGCAACCCTGAAGCATGTCTATCTGCACGAGAACTTCATTGAACTGAGGCCGGAGAATCCGGCTTTCAACAGCATCATCCTCAGCCGGGAGGACATGAACGACGTTGTAATCGAAGGCAAGGCCGTCGGACTTTGCCGGGATATATAAACAAAACAGGAGGACATTATTATGGGCTTTATGGACACATTACAAAAAGAATCTTCTTACTCAGAGGCATCGGGCAACGCATACCAGTATGTTGTTCTTCAGGTGACGCTGAAAGAAAAGTTTATCGGTACAGGTTCCGGCAACCTGACGGAGTTGGAAAACGTCATCAACCAGCAGGCTGCTAAAGGCTACCGCCTGCACACGATTACCACCGCCAACGGTGGCAGCAAGGGCCTGATGGGCGGTGACCGCATTCAGGCTACAATGGTTTTTGAAAAGGTGAACTGATATAAGGACGAAAGAAAACGCCCGCCGGGCATGCCGATGGTCTACACCGGCCCCCAGCTGGAAGATGTGCACATTGAGGGCAAAGCCGTGGGGTATACGCACTGGTTTGGCTGAGGAAGATAAAATGGAAAAGAACTTTCAGTTTTTAATTTACCGCTCTGCAGAAGAAGATGTTTCAGTCAACGCCATTGTGAAGGATGAGAGCATTTGGCTGTCGCAGCAGGGCATGGCAGAACTGCTCGGGGTGCAAAAGCCGGCAATCAGCAAGCACTTGAAGAATATTTTTGAAGAGGGCGAGCTGGATGAAAAAGTGGTTGTTTCCAAAATGGAAACAACCACTCATCACGGGGCGCTGGACGATAAAACGCAGACGAAAGAAACGAATTTCTATAATCTTGATGCCATCATCTCGGTAGGCTACCGGGTCAATTCCCGCCGGGCAACGCAATTCCGCATCTGGGCTACTGGCATCCTCAAAGAGTACATGACCAAGGGGTTTGTTCTGGACGACGAACGCCTGAAGCAAGGCAAGGATGCTTTCGGTAAGGACTACTTCCGCGAACTGCTGGAGCGTGTCCGCTCCATCCGTGCCAGCGAGCGCCGGATCTGGCAGCAGGTGACGGATATCTTTGCCGAGTGCAGCATCGACTATGACCGCAATTCTCCGGTAACAAAGGACTTCTATGCCATGGTGCAGAACAAGTTCCACTATGCCATCACCGGCCAGACGGCGGCAGAAATCGTGTACAACAAGGCCGACCATACCAAGGAACACATGGGGCTGACCACATGGAAGAACGCTCCGGAGGGCCGGGTGCTCAAATCGGATGTTTCGGTGGCCAAGAATTACCTGTCTGAGAAGCAGATCCGCCAGCTGGAGCGCACGGTGTCCGGTTATTTTGACTACATCGAGGATCTGATCGAGCGGGAAAACACGTTCACGATGGAGCAGTTCGCGGCCAGCATCAACGAGTTTCTGTCTTTCCGGAGGTATGACATTCTGCCGGACAAAGGCAAGGTGTCGGCCCGGCAGGCCAGAGCGAAGGCCGAAGCGGAGTATGACCTGTTCAACCCGACCCAGAAGATCGTGTCTGACTTTGACCGGACGATCCGCCAGATGAAGGAGAAAAACTGATGGAACACTGGGCGGGCCGGTGGAATAAACAAAAAACGCCCCCGGTGCTACCAACACCGAGGGCGTGCAGATCAGACTGCCCAGAGGGCAATACAGACCGAACAACTGTATTCTACCACCTCCGGTCAGGCTTGTCAAAGTGTACCCATGGAGGTGCATTTTATGGGAAAACGGACCAACACGGCAGCCTGGCTGCCGAATCAGCAGCGCTGGCAGATCAACGTCCAAAAGAATGGTGTGCGCAGATCCTTTACCAGCTCAAAGCCCGGCCGCACCGGCCAGCGTGAAGCCAATGCAAAGGCGGACGCATGGCTGGATGACGGCATCAGCAATACTCGGATGCTGGTAGAAGCAGCCTATCCGCAGTGGATCGGCGAGCTGAAATTGACCACCAGCCGCTCCAACTGGGAACCGATCCAGAGCCGGTGGAACGTCTGGGTGCGTCCAGTCATTGGCCGGAGGCGTGTGGGAGACCTGACGGAACAACAGCTGCAAGCCATCATCAACAAAGGATTTGCAGGAGGACTGAGCAAAAAATACCTTTCCAACATGTGCACGGATTTGACCATGTTCTGCAAATGGCTGCGCCTGAGCAAAATGTCCACTCTGCGGCCGGAAGAACTGCATGTGCCAAAGGGTGCACGCTCCAAGGAAAAAGAAATATTGCAGCCGGAGGATCTGCGTACACTTTTTGAGGTGGACACTACGATCCTAGACGGCAAACTGATCGAGGATCCTTATGTCAATGCGTACAGGTTTAGCGTTGTGACTGGCCTTCGTCCGGGCGAGCTGATCGGACTGAGCTGGAAGGACGTTAAGGGTGGCCGGGTGAAGATCCGGCGAGCTATAAACACCCGTGGCGAGGAAACCCACGGTAAGAACGACAACGCTGTGCGTGCCTTTGTACTCACCGATAGTGCGGCCGCTATTCTGCAGGCACAGAAAAAGCTGACAGGCGGGCAGGAAAGCGTATTTGACATCTCCTGTGAGGACACCTATAGAAAATATTGGCGGCGCTACTGCGAGGCCAACGGCCTGCACTATGTCCCGCCGTATAATCTCCGACATACGTTTGTATCACTGGCAAAAACGCTGCCGGAGGGACAAGTCAAGCCCTTGGTTGGCCACTCCCGCCAGATGGACACGTTCGGGATCTAC